CAAGATGTAAGAATGAAATCAATGTTCACAAAGAATAAAAAGAAAACGCTGTTTACAGAAAGCAGATCAATGTTTAACACACCAAGAAATAAATTGTTTACATAATGGCAATAATTAGATATACAAAAGATGCAACTATCAGATATGCTTATCTGAACATATTCCCTGATCAGTTTAAAACAGATAAGGAAAAGCAAGATGAGAGTTGGATAAAGAATACAATGGACTATTTCTCTAACAAAGCATATGCTGAATATGTAAAGAACAGAGATACATTCGTTAAGAATTATGATCTTATGAAAGGAATTCTTCGTATGGAAGATTTCTATCAAGAACCAGAGGTGAGAAGCTTTACAGATGTATTAACATCTGATCTTGAACTTCCTGCTTATGTAAAGATGTATTCAATCATCACCACTCCTGTAAATGAGTTAATAGGAGAGATATCCAAAAGACCTGATACATTCAGAGTGAAAGCTTTTGATGATGATAGTAAAGCAGAAGAACTACAATTTAAGACAGACACTCTAAAAGAATATGTTATTGGACAAGTTCAAAAACAACTTGCTTTAAAAGATATTATGGCAGGAGAAGAAATTGATCCTGAAAAACTTCAACAGATGACAATGGAACAGGTTAAAGATCAGCTAGATAGCTATACATCTGTTGCAGAGAAATGGGGAAATCATATTCTTACATGTAATAAAGCTGAGTTTAACATGAAAGAAAAAAGCGAAGATGCATTTAGAGATCTTTGTATTTCAGCAAGAGAATTTTACCATATATATGAAGACAACTCAAAACTTGGATTTAACGTTGAAGTGGCTAACCCAAAGAACACTTGGTTTCTCACTACTCCTGATAGAAAATGGGTTTCAGATCCCACAGGCAGAGCTCAAGGTGCTTATGCTGCAGGGACAGTGCAAGTTATGGAGCTTTCAGAGATTATTGAAAGCATACCAGATCTTACGAAAGAGGAGATTGACCACTTACGTTCATCACTTCAAGACTATGGATTAATCAATGTTAGAGAATCTAATCTAGGTAATCCAGATGCTATTCCTGGACAAGACTCTGTAATGTATGATACATTTGATCCATTAGTGTTACAAACACGTATGATTATAGAATCAGAAATGAAAGAGAACAATGATGGACTAAAAGACTTCTTAGGACTAACTAATAATGTTAGTAGCTTTGGATATAAGTATGTTGTTGTACGTAGTTATTGGATCTCTAAAAAGAAAATAGGTAAGTTAATCTATTTAGATGAATTTGGTAATGAACAATCTACACTTGTAACTGAAGACTATAAATCAGGAATGCATCCTCAACAACAATCATTAGAATGGGGATGGATTAATCAATGGTATCAAGGAACTAAGATAGGTCCAGATATCTATCACATCAAACCATTTAAATTATTAAGTTATTGTCCTATTATAGGGACAACATACGAGGTGAAGAATACAGAAGCTAAAAGCTTAGTAGATCTTATGAAACCTTTCCAAGTGTTATATAATGTATGTATGAACCAATTATACAAACTTCTAGAAAAAGAAGTGGGTAAGGTGCAGCTTATGTCATTAAGACATATACCTATTCCTAAAGATGGAGATGCACAAGATGCTCTTGATATATGGGAAATGGAAGCACGTAATAGAGGAGTGGTATTTATTGATGACTCTCCAGAGAACTTAAAAGCTCCTAGTTCATTCAATCAGTTTACAGCTCTTGATCTTACACGTACACAAGAGATACAATCTAGATATACATTAGCACAACAACTTAAAGCTGAGTGTTGGGAACTTATAGGTATGTCACAACAACGTATGGGATCTATTTCTGCCTCTGAAAGTGCTACAGGTACTAACACTGCTATGCAACAGAGTTATTCTCAAACAGAGCCTTTATTTGTGGCTCACGAGTATGTACTTGGACAGTTGTATCAAGCTATAGTAGATGCATCATTATATGTAGAAAGCTCAAAACCAGAAAGCACTCTATCATATATAACAGATGAAGGAGAAGCTGCATTTGTACAAGTGAATGGAACAGATCTTTCTTTACGTGATTTGAAAGTGTTCCTTACTAACAGACCTGAAGATACTCAGATGTTTAATGAACTTAGACAACTTTCTCAAGCTGTTATTCAAAATGGTGGCACGCTTTATGATGTAATAGAATTGTATTCTACCAAGTCTATGAGAGAAATGAAGAAAACATTCAAAGATCTTAGAGACCAACAAGTTGCTCAACAACAACAAACTCAGCAATTACAACAGCAACAACAACAAGCTCAAGAGCAACAAGCTCAAGCTCAACAACAGTTTGCTATTCAACAACATCAAGAACAACTTGCTCATGATGATTACCAAAAAGAACTTGATAGATTATCTAAAGAAAAGATTGCTATTATACAAGCTACAGGATTTGGTAAAGTTCCAGGAGAGGATATTAATCAAGATACAATTCCTGATGTATTGGAAATGAGTAAGTTAACTGCTGAACAAAACAAAGCTTCTAAAGATTATAGCTTGAAGATGGCTGACATACAAACTAAAAATAGACAATCTTCTGACAAAATGGCCATTGAGAAAGAGAAAATCAAAGTGGCTAGAGAGAATATGGCAAACGATCTTGCTGTTGCTAAAGAGAATGCTAAAGGACGCAATAACAAAAAAGATTAAAAAACTTCTTTTCTTCGGAGGAGAAAAAAATATTAATGCTATATTATCTGGAAAATTGGACCATATGGACCAATAACACTTTGATATTATAAACTCTTATTATACTTTTACATAATAAAACCAAACATAAATACAACTACATATGGCTGATAATTTAGAAACTATGGGTAATTTTAGTATCCAAGATACTATGGAAATGGGAATGGGTAACCAAGAACTGTTAAATGATTTGTTTTCCCCTGAAACATCTACTTCTAATCCAGAAGATGTTCAACCTATCATTAAAGACGCAGAATCTGTTACACCTCCTGCTAAACCAGCAGTATCAAAAGGTAAAGAGGTAACACCAGTTGATGACGATGCTGATGATAAAGAAAAAGGACAATCTTTAATATCAAACTTCTTAGGTGATAACACTGATGAAGATGATGAAGATGATGATGATGCTCCAGTAGCAAAACCTGCAAAATCTGCAAGTTCTAATGATACTGATGATGATGATGATGAACCACAAGGAACACAATTCACTGCTCTTGCAAATGATCTTTATAAATTAGGAGTGTTTACATCTGATGATGAAGATCAAGAACCAGTAAACACTGCAGAAGAATTCTTAGAAAGATTCAATGAAGAAAAGAAAAAAGGTGCTACTGAATTAGTACAAAACTTTATAGGACAATTTGGAGAAGATTACCAAGAAGCTTTTGATGCCATATTTGTAAAAGGAGTTAATCCTAAGGAGTATTTTGGTACATATAACCAAGTTGTTAATTTTGCTGAGATGGATCTTTCTGATGAAAGTAATCAAGTGAAAATAATGAAACAAGCATTAGCTAATCAAGGATTTGATCATGATGATGTTGATTCAGAAATCGAAAGACTTCAGAATTATGGTGACTTAGAAAATGTAGCTGCAAAACATCATAAGGTGTTAGTTAAAAAAGAAGCATCTAAGTTACAACAAATGGAAGCTAAAGCTGAACAAGAACAGTTACAAAAACAAGCTGTTAGAAATCAGTATATAAGTAATGTACAAACCATCTTAGAAGAGAAGGTTAAATCAAAAGAGTTTGATGGTATTCCTATCAATCCAAAATTAGCAACAGAACTACAAGACTTCTTATTAGTTGACAAGTGGAAAACTCCTACAGGAGAAACACTAACAGACTTTGATCGTGCTATTCTGGATATGAAAAAACCAGAAAATCATGCAATGAAAGTGAAGGTGGGTCTTTTACTTAAAATGTTAGAAAAAGATCCTACATTATCAACTATACAAAGAACAGGTATTACGAAGAAATCTAATGAACTGTTTGGAGAAGTTGCAAGACAAGTAACCAAAGCTAAATCACCTTCAGGTGCTAATAGTTCAGGAGCTAATTCAAAATCATGGTTCTTATAACAAAAAAATAATTAATAATTAACAAAAACGAATAACAATGGCAATTCAAACAATCCCTGGGTTAACAGGTTTTACTTACGCTAGAGTAGCTTCTATGGACAAGCGTGCAGTAGGTAAACTTACAGACTCCAATCACTTAGAGAGTTTTCACTCGACTGAGCCTGCAGATTATGACAAGAAAATTATTTCTTTATATACTCAGAGCTCATTGTACAGTAATGACTTCTTAGACATGATCAACAAAAGCACACCTTATTACATTGATAATAATAGTGATGCATGGAAATGGCAAATCGCTGTTCCTTACAAATTCCCAAAAATCATTGACATCCCTCAATCTACATTAGATTTATCTAAACCAGGTATTGATGGTCAAGAATTTATTTTAGTATTAGATACTAATGAGTTCTCTAAAAATGCTATCGTATCTGTAGGTACACGTCAGTATGGTCCTAGATTCTATGTAATCAAAGATCCAGTACCTTACAACATGGGTTACTTGTATTCATTTACATTAGTAACTGATAATCCAACAATTGATTTTGTTTCTCCTACATTCTTACAATATGGTATTGAATTAGAATTAGTTGATGCTGCTATTGGTGAATTTGATCAAGACTTATTAGGTCTTCCAAGATTAGGTGAGCAAATCACAATGTTTGAATCTTTAGGTTCTGCATATGGATATGAGCACAAAATCACTGAGTGGGCTGATGACAAAATGATGAGAGATTCTTCTGGAAAACCATTAGACATTTTAGTATATGCTCCACAAAGACGTAACCAATTACCACTTACACGTAATGATGTTAAATGGGAACCGTTCATTGAATTCTGGATGCGTAAATCAATGTTAGAATTAAAAGTTAAACGTATGATTTGGGCTAAGCCTGGTACAGTTAAAACTAATGGTTCTAAACAAGAATTGAAACGTACATCTGCTGGTGTTTACCACAGAATGCGTAACAATGGAAACTTAGTACAATATAACAGAGGTGAATTCTCTGCTAACTTAATCCGTTCAGTATTTGGAGACTTGTTCTACAGAAGAGTGGATGTTAAAGACAGAAGTGTTAAAATGTATACTAATGAAGCTGGATTTGATGTATTCCAACAAGCTTTAAAAACAGATGCATTAAACTCTGGTCTTACATTCATGGCTGATTCTGGAAACAGATACATGCAAGGTGAAGGACAACATATCACTTACAACTTTGCATTTGATGCAATGGTAACTCGTGAGACTGGTAGAGTTGAATTGATTCACTTAAAAGAATTAGATTTACCACAAACTAACTTAGAGTTTGGACAAAACAAAAAATCTACTCCAGTATTTATGGTGTTTGATGTTTCTCCAATGTCTGATGGTTCAATGGTAAACAACATTAGAGAAGTACGTATGAAAGGTGCTCCTTCTATGACATGGGGTTATATTGATGGTACTCGTCACCACTTAGGTTTTGCTAAGTCTCAAGGTATGAGTTCAGCTAACAAATTCCCAGGATACGAAATCTGGATGAAAGACAGATGTGATGTATTCATCGAAGATTTATCAAGAACTGTGTTGATCGAGGAAATCCCACAATTCTAATAATAAAATTGTAGATGTATTGCTTCCCATTATAGAACAGAATACATCTCTTATTTCCGAGAAAAATCCCCTCACCTCCTCTCCCTCCTAGAGGGGATGATTCTCAACCATAGACAGAACAACATCTAGACAGCGAAAGCAGGATTTAGTTTGGACAGTCTAAGAGTGATGGGTTGTGGTGTCCACAGTCGCATTCCATTCAATTGGAACACTCTACTAAAATAAACCAAATTATTAAATTAACTACATATGGGTAAGACAGGCAAAATCTCTACGATAAAACGTGAGTACAACAATTCACAACTTCAAACAATGGATAGTGGATTATCACAAAAAGGTATGACAAGAATTCCTGGTACAGGAGTTTTTAAATATCCTTATAAAGAATTAGATGGTAAGTATAGAACAGGATTAGATCCAGATGCTACTTACATCAAACGTATTCAAGATCCACTTGAAAAAGAACTTGAAATCGAAAGAGTAACAACTCTTAAAAAAAGACTTGAAGATGAGATTGGTGATATTGATCTTGGACCACGTTCTAAATTTTGGAACTATGGGTTATCAACATCTTCAGATGACCAAACACACGTACAAGCAGTTAAGTTATTAGATGGTGATAACTATTTTGATTTATCAAATGCTTATCAAGAGATAGCCTTTTCATGGTTAAGAGTACATCCTACTATTGCATCTTCTTACCAATCTTGGGAAAGAGGAGAATATCCAGCAGAGACACAATTTTATGTTGTTGATGATGAGATAGAAAATGCAGTGATATACAAGAAAAAACAATTGATTAATAAAGCAATTGTTAAGTTTGATAGTATGAGCCCTGAGAAGAAACGTAAAGTTGCAAGACTTTTAGGACTTCCAGTATCAGAAGATTCAAAAGAAGAAATTGTATACAACTTAGTAGATAATGTATTGAAACAAACAGAATTCAAGAATGGTAAATATTCAGGATTGAATCCAGTTGAAGTGTTCAATAGATTTGCTGACATGAAAGAAAGTTTACTCCATATTAAAGATTTAGTAAAACAAGCTGTAGCACATTCAGTTTATAGAATCAAACCTAACGGTAAGGTTTATGAAGGTGAGTTTGAAATAGCTAAAGATGAAGATGATTTAATTAAATTCCTTGCAGATGATGATAACCAAGATGAGTTATTGACATTAGAAGGTAAATTAAAAACTAAAAAACTAGCTTCTATTTAAGAGGCTAGTTTTAAAAATATAAAAGCATATGATACCAGTAGATAGTTTATTATACAAGATTGACCAAAGATTGAATAAGCTATCAACTAATGAGCACCAACAGATTCAATTAGAAGACAAAATCTTAGCTTTGAATGAAGCTCAGATTAAGTTGATAAAACAAAAAGTTGATGGAATTAGTTCTGCTAATCAATTAGGACTTGATTCATTTAAAAAACGTTATGAAGACTTACAGAGTCTTGTAATGAACTATAATCATCAACCTTTAGAATTATTCTTAAAAGATGCTGATTTAAACCAATGGGCTGCTAATGTCCATTTACTTGAACCAAGATATATGTTCTATGTAGATAGTTACGTATTAGCAGACAAAGGAAGATGTAAAGATAGAAAGATTTGGATCAATAGAGATCTTGCTAAACATGGTGATCTTCAGTTTATATTAAACAATGATCATTATAAACCTTCATTTGAATATCAAGAAACATTTAATTTCTTAGCATCAGATGAAATCAGTATATTCACAGATGGTACATTCACACCTAAGAATATACAGATAATGTACATGAGATACCCAGTGTATATAAATAAAACAGGGTATATTATGATGGATGGAGAGCCCTCATATGATGCTGATTGTGAACTTGAAACATATCTAGAAGATGAACTTTTAGATCTTACAGTTCAAAACTTAGCAATGTATACTGAAAACCAATCTGCTGCACAAAGCGCAGCTTACAGAATACAAACAAACGAATAAATTTTTAACTTAATAAATAAAACAAAATGGCTGATTTTTCATTAACCACGTTATTCGTGGTTCCAGTAGGGCAAACTGCTGTCCCTAGCTCTGGCTCAACACAAGACCTTACTGCAGGTACTGTGGGAATTTTTAGAAACGATTACTTAACTGCAACAAATGGATCTCCTCGTTCTATTGCTGCTGCTCCGTATTTCTACATTGCTCAAGGTAGAACAAACACTTATCTTCAAGGATCTAAAAGATCTGACAAGATTTCTGGTAAAAACAATGCTGGTATGGGTCAAAATGTAACTGAATGGTACAAAGTATCAGGATGTCCAACTGCTGCTAACCAAATTACTGATGTAACTAATTTCAGTGTACAATGTGGAGAAACCATCACGTTAACTTTACGTGCTCACTCTTCTTATATTGATACATTGTATTTCAATGGATTTACACGTTCAGTAACTATTCAAGCTCCATGTTGTGGTTGTTCAGACAATCCATGTGATGATGTATCTGATAATACAATCATCAACTTATTGATTGCTAAATTAACTCAAGCTGCTCCAGGTATTAACCCTGATAACATTAGCTTTAACACATTCTTTACATTTGAGAATATAGGTGGTACAATTTTACGTATTACAGGAAAAGCATTAACTAAATATGCTCAACCTTGTGATATTGCAGCGTTCCCATTTGAATATGACAGAATGTATTTCAGAACTTTTGTTTATGCTGGTCCTGCTACTACTGCTGACTTTATTGTTGCTGACAATTGTAATTTTGTTGCTCAACCAATCATCACTCAACGTTCTTCTTATCCTACTGGACAATCTGCAGAGATTGCTCAATTAGAGAAAAACTTCTATAGCTACCAAGCTGGTTACTTGAAACATTTATATAGAATGAATGGATATAATGAGAACTTTGAAACTTGGGTATCTGATGGTTCTACATATACTACATATTATATCAAATTCAATGCATATGATAAATCTGTATACCAATGGGGTGATTATATTGAACAAGATTCTACAGTGATCGTTGCTATTCCTGTAAAAACATCTAATGATATTACTTCTGCATTTGAAGCAATTTTAGTAGCTGCTTTAGGAGGTGTAACAGATCAAGGTCTTCCTTGTGTTAGTACAACTACTACTACTTCTACTGCTGCTCCATCAACAACAACTACTACTTCTACTCAAATTCCTTAAGAATAAACAGTAGATAAATATTAATAACCTATGCCAGGGGAAAGAGGATAAATCTCATATTCCTCTGGCATAATTATTTAAAACAAACATGGCAAACTTACAATTAGATATACTAGTAGTACCTACTTACGATGTTAATACTCTTGGTGTTGCAGATGCTTCTGTATATCCTACTAATCCTCCAGTGGTCTCTGCACCATCTATTGAGATTGAAATACCAGGATTCGGAACCAAAATATTACCATTTGTTCCTAACCAATTAAATGTATTTACATCTTCTAATTTAGAAATTACAGATCCTGGTTGTAACCAACCTCTTCCTGATGGAGTGTATAGATTAAGATATTCTATTGCTCCTGCATATCAGAACTATGTAGAGAAAACAATATTACGTGTTGATAGACTTCAAGAGAAGTTTGACAATGCGTTTTTACAATTAAATATGATGGAGTGTGATAGAGCACTTAAAACACAATCAAGTGTACAATTAAATACAATAAACTTCTTTATACAAGGAGCTATTGCAGCAGCTAATAACTGCGCAGAATATGAGTCTAATACATTATATGCTAAAGCAGATAGTATGTTAGATGGTTTCTTAAAATCCAACTGTGGTTGTTCTGGTAACAACTACCTAATAAACTTTTATTAATTATGGCACAATGTTCAGATTGCGGAGCTAATGTAGGGTGTGGATGTCAACTAACCAATGGGTTATGTGGTGCATGTGCAGCTAAAGTGAATAAATAAAAAATAGATATTATGTTATCACCAAGATTAACTAATTGTCCAGAATGTGCTAACATTCCTTCTTTACTTAAAAAAATAGATTGCAAGTTAGCAGAGCTTGGTAATAACTTGTACAACAATATTTCATATATGTTGAACAAACCTGTTCCTGCTGATGACATTCTTCAGTTAATAGGATATAGAAGAATATTACAATATAAATACGTAAACCCAAACTATGCTCATAGATACTCTGTAAACATGATAGCTAGTAGAGTGATACGTCTTACTGTGGGATGTGTTAGTAGATGTAATACACCAGAACCTTGTATACAAGTTCCTTGTGATATTACAATTGTTCCTAACCTAACCACCACTACAACAACAACAGCTTAAACTTTTAAAATAAAAACTATGTCCAATTGCACAAATTGTTTTAACGGATGTACAGAGATTGTCTCTGACAGATGTATTAGATATACAGGAATAGATGTTCCTGCTTTAGGAATTAGTACAGGAGATACATTATCTCATGTAGAAAGTTCAATTATAGATTTTCTTGTTCCAGTGCTAACTGGTGTGGGAATTAAACCAATTATAGATGATACTATTATTTGTAATGTTGTAAGACAATATCTTCCTACATGTACAACATGTACAGGATTTACATTAAATGATGTATTATCAGCTATTATAGAAGCTGCTTGTAATCTTCAATTACAAATAAATGCAAACGTTAATAGTATTAATGCTATCAATTCTACACTTACTATATTAAATGCTGATTACACATTACCATCAGGTTGTTTAACAGGTGTAACAGCTTCTTCAGATACACATGCTATTTTACAAGCTACAATTAATAAACTTTGTCAATTAAATACTGATCTTCCTAATACATATGTAGCTATTGCAAATCTTAATACTTTAATTCAAGCATATTTAAATAGTACAACTACTAATTTAATTAGTAATAAAATGGTTCCTTATGCTGTGCTTCCTTATTTTGGACCATTAACTAATTTTGATTCTCAAGGAGCTGGATTAAATTTAACATCAACTACTGGAGAAAATTGGACTAAAGTGTATCTTTGTAATGGTGTCATAGCTCCTGACTTAAGAGGTAGAGCTTTAACAGGTGCTATTAGTTCAGTTCCTGGACCAACAATTACAGATCCTGTAGTTTTACCAGGAGGTAATAATCCAAATTATGTTTTAGGTACAGCTTATGGTGCAAATCAAATTACACTTGGACCTACACAAATTCCTCCATTAACACATACACATGCAACTACTGTAACAATTGTTGATCCAGGACATAATCATACTTTTAGTGCATCAAATGGAGGAGATGGATCAGGAAGTGGTTATCCTGCAACAGGTGTTGCTCAAGAAGGAGGTGGATCTTTTGGAATGCAAAATAATCAAACAGGTTTAAAAGGAACAGGAGCAGGACAAAATGTTACTGTAACAAATTCTGATACTACATTAGGTGGAGGACTTCCTCATCCAAACATTCAACCAGTAATAGCTTGTTATTATATTCAATACAGACCTTAATAAATCAACAATATGTCATATCCATATTTATCAGTAAATCCTTGCTGCACAGATGTAGTTTTAAATAGTCCTTGTGGATGTACATC